AATCGGCCATGGCTGTATCAACAGCTTGACCAAATACCTCAAAATCGGCTGGCAAATCCGTGACCAAATCTGTGGCCGTTGGCATTTGCCATCCATAATTGCTCGTTGGATTTGTCATGTTTTCTCCTTACGCCACAATTGTGGCATTAACCCAATCCAGAGTTGGATTGACTGTGTTCCATTGCTCTACCACCGGCACATCATTCCATCGCATGGCTTGCAATGAGAAAGCAATCGGTGACAAAATCATGGAAACGCTTACCTGATTATAACGTGCAGAAAATGTCCAGCCTTCAACGAAACCCAGATAATCTCCAGAATTCATATTGAGTGGCAGGTCGGCTATATCTACCGGCATCCCCATAAAGACATTGATGAGATCATCCCGGTCGGCATCATCAAGCTCTGGGTTAGTCAGCTCATAAGTAATGTTGTTGAAATTAAAGCGTGGATAAGCTCTAAGTGCCAGATAGAAAGCGGCTTGATCTTGGGCATCGTGCAGGTGCCGCAAGGTAGTTGTAAAAATTTGTGACAATTCTCCATACAGAGCAATCGATGCTGCATCGCTGGCATCGGTTTCATTGTTGCTGTTTTGGCCATATTGAATTGTTATGTTGTTTCGGACATCGCCTGTGCGAGATTGAATGCTTAAACCTGATGCCAAAGCTTGATTGGCTGTGAGATTAACATAGCCATTGGTGGCAAGATAATTTGTTCGATGTGTCGAATCTGCATAGCCAATTTGGCCTTGTGCATCCTCATAAATGTAGCCCAATCCCGATGATGCCAAAGCTGCAACCAATGAATAAACATCGGTTCGGCTTGATGACCGTTGTGCCAGTTCGTAATTGCCCGGCCTGTCAATCTCGCCCAATCCTGTGTTTTCCGCATCCTGCCATTGAGTTGTTGGATCATAGGTTGCCCATGTCAATGCAGCTGGTACGGCTTGCCATTGGGCAAATAAAACCTGACTTAAAATTGTAAAAATTTGATCGCCATCAAAGTCATGTGGCAACACGCCATCGGTCAAAGCCTTTGGCAATCTGGCCAAGGCACCCAATGCAATGATGTTGATGCGCTGTGCGTAATCCACCGAGCCAACCTCGGCCACCGAGATGCCTACATCGACAACCGAGCCGCCAAAGATTGGCACATAAGTCGCTGTGGAATCTTGCAGCTCAATAGTCAAAGAATCGTTTATGCCGATCAGCACATTGGATTGATCAAGGTTAATAATCTCTAAACTGGTATAGCCAGCCTGTGCTTGCTCATAAATGTTTGTTCGGCCGCTAGTAATCGTTAGATTGGCCAAAATGGCCGTTTGGTATTGCACACCACCAATTGTCACACGCCATACAGGATTAAAAATTGTCATGCTATTTGCAGGTTAGTTGCGCCACCTGTGCCGCGATAGAAACTGTTGTTCAATGTATCCACAATCGTGCGAGCAGTGCCTTCGGAATCAATAGCTCCATTTACAGTCAAATTAATGGTTGGAGCATTTGAAGCTGCCGCAATTCCAGCAAGCGAGCTGGTATTTACACCGGATGTCCCAAATTGGAAAGGCTTGTTTGAAGCTGCCATAACCCCGGCCAGCGTTGTTGTGCCGCTCGTAAAATTGTCAAAAGCACCAGCAACATCATCAACGACTTTTGTAACTTTCTTGGCAACAGCTGCAATTCCGGTTGTTCCGCCGCCTGTTGTGCCTGAAGTTCCAGTAAGGCCGCCTCCGCCGGTTAGGCCACCGCCTGTTGTGCTTCCTCCTGTAATTGCGCCACTTGTTGTCAAAACAGTTCCGGTGCTAAGTTGCAAATTGCCCAATGCTCCGGTTGTAGTGCTGCCTCCGCTTGATCCAATTTTGCCAATGTAGGCAATGTCCTTGCCCGGATTAATAATGTTCAAACCACGAATTGCAAGATTTATAAAATCAATTGCCGTGTTAATTAATCCTTTCAATGCTCCCAAAACATTTGCAAACACATTCAAAACAACGCTTGCAACACTTCCAATAATGTCAAAAGCCTTGCCAATAACAGCCCCAATCACCGGAGCAGCGGCTTTGACTAGATCAAAGAAACTTTGAAATTCATCTTTATTTTCTATGACTGTTTTCTTAATTTTGTCAAAAGCAGATTTAAAACCTTCAAAGATAGGTTGAACAAAACTTTTGATTCCATCTGCGACATTACTCAAAGTACCACCTAAGCCATCTGCCTTTGAGCTAAAAGCCTCGGAAACCTGTTGCACAATTGGAATAACCTTTTCGGAAAAGAAATTGGCCAATTCCAACACAATCGGCAAAAGTGCCTCGCCAATTGTTACTTTTGCGTTTTCCAATTGAGCTGTGAGAATTCGTGTCTTATTTGCTAAACCATCGCTAGTTCGCTCAAAATCGCCTTGAGCTGCGCCTGTCTGTTGATAAATAAGAGCTTGAGCGGCCAGCACCTTTTGTTGTGGTGTCAATGCCTCTTTGGTTGTTTTGATAATTCCTAATGAAAGTGCAGATTGTCGCAATGAAGCATCATCAAGCAAAACTCCATAAGCTCTCAAAGGTTCCGCTTCACCGCGCAATGCCGATCCAATTGCATTGATTGCCTGTTCCGGTGTCGTGTTATTGAATGATGCTAAATCGGAGGCTAATTTCACAAAGTCTGTTGAAAATTTACCCAAATCCTTGCCGCTTAGTCCGGCCGACTTTCCAAAGGTTGCAAATGTGGCAGCTGCATCCAAAGCCTGTTGTTTTGTCTGGCCTAGTGATGTTGCCGCGCCGTCTGCAAATTTTTCGATGTCTTTCGCTGTGTCACCAAATAAAACACCAACCTTTGAAACTGTCTCCGATAGATCGCTTGCAGCTTTGACAGCATCAACGCCAATTTTGAGAGCCATTGCTCCAGCGGCGGCTGCAACAGCTGCAAATGCCAATGCGGCCTTTTTGCTAAAATCGCCAATCTTGCCAGCAAATCCATCAACATCTTTTGAGCCAACATTAAGACTTTTTTTCAGTTCATCAACATCTGCAAGGATGGAGAGCTTGAGCGTTCTACTTTGTCCGGCCATCACCACTCCTTCAAAATCTTAGTAAATGCCGCTTCCCATTGAGCAACAATGTGAGGCTGTTCAGCTCTTAGTGTTGGATAGATAAACCATCCACGCGAACCATTACCAAATCGGCCAGACCACACCGGGAATTGCCTAAATTTGTTTGATCCAAATTCATTGCCTCCCCATAATTGTTGCGTTGTACCACCGCCGCTAAATTTTTGGGAAACAAAACCAAATGACAATTCGCCAATCTTTGATGACTTGCTTACACGCGATCCCTCGGCAACGCGTGATGCGGATCGATTTGGTCGGCCGCTTGCTGCGCCAATAATTTTTGATTGAACATAAGTGGCTAATCCATTTGAGACACCTTTGGCTTGTTCAACAGCTGCCTCATCCATTGCTTTGAAAGCTTTGGTAATTCCGCGCAGATCGGCCTTGTTATAGGTGATCGGCTCAGTTGCCATTTTTGCTCCTCAGTATCTCAAAAGCGGTTAAAATGTCCTGTGCGGTTTGAAACTCTGATCTTGACAATCCGGTGTGAATAGCCAATTCCCAAACAATCCGGTTTATTGATCCGGACTCATAACTTTTGGGTTTTCGGTTTCTCCCATGTTGATGTCAGTCACAGTTTCACACCACACTTCAAATGGCTTGACAGGTTTGCCGGCTGCCTCGCGCTTGCTTGCGTGATACGCCAAAAACATCAGATCGGCAATCCCCAATTTCTCAGATACTTGCTGAATGGTGTTTCCAGTTTTCTGTTCCCATTTCATCCACTCCGGTGGGAGCGCGGTATAGGTTGCACTCTCCCCGGATGTGAATTCGATTGTGATTGGTAGTTTCATGCTCCCGAGCTCCTTTTTATAGTGTTGGTGTGGTCACACAGGTGAATGCTAATGAAACAGTCTGTGCATCTGGTGCTGTGCCTCCAGCTGATGGGAAAATTGGCTGCACATCAAAATTGAATGTCGATCCTGATGCAGCTGTAAAGACAACCGCCAAAGGTGTGTTCGGTGCTGTGTCTGCCGCTGTCCATAGCGCGTTGCATAGTGATCCACCTGCTGGCCAATCGGCAAGCATTTCAACGGCAAACGATCCTTGCGAATCAGTCGTAAAATACGCCTTGCCGTCCAAAGTTTGATATGTATTGATTGTGGAATCAATAGTTAAAATTGCGGATGTGGCCTGAGCATCATAAGTATCACCAGCAATGGTGAATGTGATATCTCTGCCGGTCACGATAGTTGTTGGCATGATTTCTCCTTAGTTGGTGTAGTAGGTGCTTACTTGTAAATCGGCTGTGAGGTATTTGCCCGCACCGACTTCCAATGGTTGTGGTTGATTGACATTGCCGACTTCATAACCTGATGGCATTGTGCTGATGATGTCAATCATGAGTTGTTCAAGGTTGTCCAAAGCTGCTGCGTTGTTCATATATGCAACAACACCTGTGACAGTTAAATTGACTTTAACTTTTGTGGTTGCACCATTGATTAAAACGCTTTCGAGATAAGGTGCATCCGGAATTAAACAGATGCTTGGGCTAGTCATTGCCTCCGGAATGCCGTTATAGACATTGGCTGCAATTGTTGAAAGTGCGGTCTGCAATGGCGTGCGAATGTCAGCTTCAATGGTCATTGGCACATTGCCTCAACATCCAAGAATGGGCCTAATAGCCCAACGACTCTATTTGTCAAGCTGCGACCAAGCACAAATGGTGATGGCTGAAAATTGTCTGCCATAATTTGATTGCCGGGAGCTGTAATGCTTTGAAAAATCTCAACCGAAACAACCAAAATTGCGTTTTCAATTGGCGGCGTGCTGGCATACAGCTGTGCAGCTGATGATCCGCTCAATGTAGCCAATGCGCTTGGAATAAATGGCAATGGATATGTGCGATCCGCGGCAGCTGTGGCCGCTGTAAATGTAAATGGCTCAATCCGATCATCGGTGACTGTGTAAGTGCCATTGTAGGTTCCGGCCCCGGTAACAATGACAGATTGCCCCGGCACAAAATAATTCGGCCGGATAGTTGTGAAA